GTATCCTTGGCATTTGATCCCTTTGCATCATCACCGTAAGTGATGAGTGCCACACTTTCTCGGAAATCTGTCTTCTCTGGGTAACACGTGAAAAATGCCATCCGCACGTAGAGACTTCCAGCCAAGCTGTTAATGTCAACGGTCATATTGTTTCCTGATGTGTTCATGTTATATGCCATTAGCATCGTACCATTAACATCCATGAGAGGATGTGTGATATCAACAATCATATTTTTCATAATTGTAATTGACTCACCATCATATCCTCCATCATGGGCAAGTGAGATAAGAATATCCCACGCAGCTCGCGTCATCTGGGAGTTCATTCGTGTATCGTATTTTGAGTAATCCCAGCCCAAAAGTTTCCCGTCGTCTCCGAATTTTTCTGTATAATCCATCAATTCTTGCCAGTCTCTTGCAAAAGCGTTGAGACCAACAGCAGATTCAACAATAAGAGCATGAAGATGCAGAAAACGAGCTATGGGCAAAAAGTATTTTCGGATTAATATGCTCAACGCAATGGGAGCTGCTTGAAAAACCCGTACTTTTTCTGAATTAACGTCGGTAGGTTCATCTTTCAAAGTGGCTGATGTAACAGGGTATGCACGTAATCCTTTCTTGTAACAACTTAAAAGTCGTTCTATTTCTTCTTGGATGTGTCTCCTCGGGATACGTTCCACCAAAAGTCCATTGTCACGAATTTCATCGAAGTGAACCATTTCGCCAGTCGCATCTGCCTTATTCTTCTTTCCAAACAAAGGAAAACCAACACCAGTATTCATTGGAAGAGCATCGATAAATTTCTTACCATCAATGCCCATTATGGCTTCCTTTTGTGTAAGTGGACGAAAATCTTCCTTCCCACTCCACACATATTTTTGGATGGCAATTTTGACCGGTTTATACCAATCATCTCTCGCTCGCCGTAACAATTTGGGATCGAACATATCACCTGGATTCGATATCAAGGCAATGTTTTTGTTATATGCATCCCAGTTTGGCT